TGGTTCAATAGCAGCAATAGAAGCCGGATTAACTGTAGCCGATATATATGGAGGGAAAAAAGCATATGATTACTACAGGAACCGCAAGAAGCCACAAGAATTAAAATCTGATTCATATATATTCATGCCACCGAAAGGAGGACAAAGACCCCGCAATTGGATGAGTACCGCTAGACCTTCTAAGGGAGCTCCTCGTAGACCTCCTAAACGATATAATGTACCAAGATCTATTGCACCCGCGTATCAAAAGAAGGAATGGATGAAAGTCCAGAATTGTCTAACTGTGGGCGTTAATTCTGCTACTGATATATTCGGACAACTGAAATTGTCTGATCTTACGTCTGCACCTGCTTGGTCTAGAATAGCCGCTCAGTATGACTTGTACAGAATACACTCATTACAACTAAAAGTATTCAGTACTGACGGACTCACAAGTATGCTAACCTTTCCATCATATGACGACGCTACATCTGTAACTGACCGAACTATATTCCTCAAAAATCCTGGACTATACAATCACCCATTAGGTCGTGATAAGACATGCCAACGTACTATCAAACTAGGTGGAAATCCAAGGTTTCATGATTTCCTCAAGACAGCTAATGCTACCGCTGATCTAGTGACTGCCTCTACACACGACGCTTCTATTAAATACTGCATACTAACTAATGGAGTAGCCAATAATCCAGCTAATAACGAAGCCCAGAAATGTCAGATGTTTTTTACTTGGGTCATACAAGTATCATCTGAAGCCCACGACTACACTGTTTCATGACTAGCTTCTTGCGAAGAAGCACATGGTAGTTTTCATAATTGTCCATAACCATTAAATCTCTATTTTTCGGGTCCCTGGTTATACACCAAACCCCAAAAATAAAAATCTGATGGATATATAAAATGAGCTCTTTGAATTTCAATGGCCAAAAAACTGGATTCGATATCACCATACCTATGGATAAATATGACTCATGGAGATCATTATATCGCAAACTCAAGGGATACTGCAAAAAATTTGGATTCCAATTAGAACAAGGCCGCAAAACTGGCTATAAACACTGGCAATGTAGGGTTTCACTAATAACTAAACGGACTTGCACTGCCTTGTTAACCGAGATAATACCAGTAATAGGAGGTAATTGGACACTAACTAGTGATAATGTACATTCTGGACCAAAACACTTTAATTACGTAATGAAAGAAGACACGAGAATAGATGGACCATGGGACGACAGGACTCCATGTGACGATGCACCTGTAATGACTCGCCAACTACGCGAATTTATGGAAAAAATAGGACCTTATAACACTGGAATGTATGACTTCCAAATGCATATATATTATGACTCACAGGTATATGATGACCGTAAAATCACACTAATATATGATCCAAACGGTAATTCCGGGAAAACTAGTATAATAAATTTATTAGAATACAAAGAAATTGCGTTATATGTACCACCAGTAGACTCAATGAAAGATATGTCACAATACATATGCTGTTTTGAAACACGACGCTGTTATTGTATCGATTTACCACGCGCAATGAAAAAAGATAAAAAAGCACTCAGAGGTATATACTCTGGAATAGAATTGCTTAAAGACGGCCGAATGTTTGACACTCGATATGCCGCTAAATCACGTCGCATAGACTGCCCACAAATCATGGTATTTTGTAACGACTTACCTGATTTCGACATGTTAAGTAATGACCGCTGGGAAATACTAGAAATACAAATAGACAAAACTTATATAATACGAAATCCATCATACTACACTTTTCGTATTACGACTTAGCTTATAAATCCTAAAAAGCTTAAACCCCTTATAAAAAAAAGCAAGCTCAGTATTATTACAGTCGACGTAGGAGACGCCGAGCTTGCCCCGTCAAGATTTAACAAATTTGAACAATTTGATTATGGAATCTTCTGACACATGTATCATAGTTCAAGGAGCTCGACGGGGTCCCCTTTGGGGGGAGAGCGACGCATACCGATCACGTGAGCGAAGGCGAACTTGGCTGGCCGCCTTGGAACACATTTGAACTACAAGGAACCTAATTAATTAAAATCTAATATTATATAAATGGCACTTATTGGACCCCTTGCTTATGCAGGATATGGAGCTGGTTCAATAGCAGCAATAGAAGCCGGATTAACTGTAGCCGATATATATGGAGGGAAAAAAGCATATGATTACTACAGGAACCGCAAGAAGCCACAAGAATTAAAATCTGATTCATATATATT